TCCAGGATTCTGGGTACATATCATAATGTAAGCGGCTTGAGATAGCCTGTGTGATAGTATCATCTTTTTTCAACAATATTTTTTAGACCAAATGCAATAGCAATTCCCAAAGTTATAAATGCCAACAAAATTATTATCCAATCTGCAACCGAATACTTTAAGACCAAGTATTCAGTAGCCAAACTGCAAACAATAACCGCAATATCAATAACATTAAACCAATATATATAGGGTAAACGTTTTCGTATTCTTGAAATAGGATTGCATACCTTATCACACGAACCGTTTACACAATCTCCATCATGCAAATCCGTGCAAGTGGTATAAATATTTCTGCCAATAATCCTTGTGATCATATATATCAAAGCAGTTACAACATTAAAAAGTATTAGTCCAATAAAAGCAGTACAAGCAAAAAACTTATACATAGAAATGCTATTTATATTAGTCAAAGCTCCACCTAAAGCAGCAAAGCTACCTAATCCAGCCAACATAATCGCTGCAAAAATACCTAATATTGTTATATACTCTGATTTTGATGACGACAATTCTTGCTTTAATTCAGACATACTTTTATCAATATCTTCGCGTTTTTTATTAAGCTGCTCATAATCATCCTTAATTTTACTAAATTCATTTCTAGCAGATTCACTCTTCCAATAAACAGTCTCAAAATATGCAAGTCTACTAAGCTCCAAATTGCAATGATCTATAAATTTGAAAAGTTTTCTTTTTATCATAGAATACTGTTCTTCGATAATTATTTCATCTTTTAGTATTCTTAAATTTTCATTTATAGGCTCTTTTTCTTGTAGCTTTTCGCCTTTGATTTCAGGTCTATGAGCTTGAAGATATGCAGAAATATTGAAATAAGAATGTCTAAAGTTGCTGTTTTCATACAAACACTTAATATTCACATCTAAATATTCTTGTATCTGTTCCTTAGTTCTAAAATCTGCATTTAAAAATTCTAAAAAAGCAGTTATTTTGTCCTGAGAACTATCAGTTTTTGGTTTTTCTGTCGAAGCACTTCTTTCTGTTGTACTATTTAATTGTGGATTAGAGAATATGTTCCGCATGTTTGGTGTAGTGGATTCTATTGTTTTACTAGATTCATCTATTTCCATTCTGAAGCTCCATAAAATACTTTTCTATCTCATCTTTTTTTATAATAGATCTATCAAATCTATGTCTATACCATGGACCGTCTTCTTCATGAGACAAATCAACTAAAATACTATCGCGATATTGTTTTAATCTATCGATAACATAATCAATAATTTTAACATCATCGTCATCAATAACGTCAATGTTATATTTTATTCTTATCGGGTTACCAATATATCCATTATATTCAAAATAAACCTTTGGTATAACAGGACCATATTGCCAAGCATAAAAATCTTCTCGAATTAGTGCTCTACCTCCAATTACATAAGACATCCCTTGAATAAAGTACAGAAGTTTTTGCAAGCGCAAATTAGTAACGGGTGCACCTTCTTCAAAGCACTTATTGATAATGTACATAGCTATAGTTAAAGCATCATACATAGCGCTCACTCCTTCCATTCTTTATTCTTAAGTATAACATTTGAGCTATGGCAAAAAGAGAACCATACGTTTGTTCGTGTGCGTTCTTCGTTTTATGTAGTACGATTATATCATTCTATTCGACACTTGTACAGTTTTTTCCTCTATACTACTGAAAAGTTCCCTTTTTAATTTACTGTTCTTTTATTTCGTAAACTTATTTTTGTTTAATTTATTTCCACTGTCGCCCCCTTCAGCACCAGTTTCCCCTTTGCATTAATCTCGATATTCCCGTTTTGATACCTGATAAAGCTCCCATCGGCAAACGTAATGCTGCGCGCGTTCGCATTACTTTCTACCGGAGCATCCTGCGTGCTGTAAAAAGCACCTATAACAAAGCCTTTGCTAATGCCGCTGCCGCTCGCGTTTGGCTGAAAGATACACAAGACCTGGGTGCCAACCTCCGGCAGCCAATAGGCTTTTGTCTGCCGGCTGCCTATAGTTATAATTGGTAATTCAGCACTCACCATATTGTCCTTATCCTCAAACGCCACGCGTGCGCTGCACGATGCGCCATTGACAGCCGACACTGTACCGATGCGAATCAAGTTTTTTATCTGGTTAATATCCATCTAAACATCTCCTCATATCAATACTTGTTGTGTAGCCACTGCTAATATCATGCTGTGCCTTAGTAATAATATACTTGCCATCGAACGCACCAAAACCGCTAAGCTGGATATTCACAGCAGCCGCCAGCTCCGGATTACCTAAAAAGCTGAAGCTTCCGGTAACCTCATCGCTGTTCTTTTCCCGCAGCTTCTTCTTTGCGAGACGCTCTGCATCCGCAATGCTGGCTACCTGCTCATTGACTTCCAGTGTTTTTCCTATCTTTTTATCAGGAGCAGCAAATGTCGCCTCAATTTTTTGCTTCGTGCTGCTATCCTTATACTTCACGTGACAGGACTTATACACATCGCGCACTTTACTGCGCAGGCTGTAGCTTTTCAGCATATCCAGCACCTTTAGGCTGCCGGCAGAATAACTAGCGTTTGGCTTCGGCACCAGCGCCACAGCCTCAGCCGCCTCATAATCTGCCTCATCAAAAATTACCACTTGCTTATCGCAGATTTTGAGAGCCAGACCATGATCAGCACACAGCTTATATAAAAAGGACAGGTCAGACTGTTCAGTCTGCTCTGCCCTATCTATAACAGGATTATATTCTTTGACATCGTAATATAGCGTCAAGCCTGCCTCCGTCGCAATATCATTTGCAATGCGCTTCACCTCAGCCTTCTCCCAGCTGCGTGTACGCTCGGCACCGCGCAGATTGTTGTTGTCCGGCACGCTCACTGCCTTGATTTGTACTTCGCTCGGCATTCCGCTGCTGGTGATTTCATCAATCTCAAACAAGCCAAAACGTACAACCTGTTCACCGATGCTCTGCCAGTTAATCAGCTTTACGCTAACATCCAGCGTTGCACCCTTTTCCGGCATCCAGGATGATTGCCACAAACCAGCTTTATCCTCCAGCGTAAGCTGCAAATCATCTGCCTCTCCGGACATGTTATCAGTATAGCTTACATTCTTCAGATATTGCTGCAGGTCCATGCTTATATCTTTATCATTGTATTTAATGATTACCAAACATCGCCTTGCATCCATCTTAAACATTTTAACGCCTCCATGGTGGCAACATTGACGTTGCCGGTGCAGTATACTCCGGCACCTCCAACACAATTTCCGCCGGAAAAACAACAATGTCAGCGTATTGCTGATTTGCTTCCAGAAGAATATTTAGTGACGCTTCATCATTATACAAGCGCTTGGCAATCAAGTCCCACATGTCGCCCTGAGTGGTTGTGTAGTTTTTTCTCATATTGACCTCCTTCAAATGGCTGTACTTGACTTTTTTTGCAAAAAAACATGTTGACTTGACTTTTAAAAGTAAAGTGTGTTATGATATTTTTATAAAAAGTCAAGCGAGGTGATTTTTATGTTCGATACAATCGAAGAAAAGCAAGCAAAAAAGATTATAAATGATATACTGCCTCCCAGAATAAAACAAATCTTTGCTAGCACAGTATATTGTGGCATGAAGATAGCAGGAAAAATTTGCATGGAACATCCAGAGCTACCCAAACTCAGCCGTTATGATGCTGGTTGTCAGCTTAGATTTATCATATCATATTTACTTACCAAAATTGCAGATAATGAATTAACTGCACGTCTAACATATACTGAAACCAGAGGAAATAGTTCACCAGACTATTGGTGGGATTCACGTATAAAAATCCAAGTCAAAAAGAATGATAAATCAGAAGCACTTCCGAAGAAATCTTTTAACAGAACCTCTAATGCAAAATCAAATCAAGGATCTTTATTTACCATCGACGAGTTCTCCGAGTGCTACGTACTTGTAACTTATGATCACAAGGATTTTAATTGCACGTACATTCAAATTGGAATTCCGGATGCTAAATATGAACGTTGGCTAGATATAGAAAGAATTGAAAACTATATCGATACCGATACAACAGAATATATAGAAAAGAACTACGGCAAAGACCTTGAAGCTGCTCTCAGCGATGAAAAAATTACAAAACAGTTTAATCTAACTATAAACGAATAAGGTGATTATATATGTCTTTAAAATTTAATGCTACACGTCTTAAAGATGCTAGATTACTACGCGAGCTAACACAACCAGAACTAGCTGATTTAATAGGCGTAACTAAGCAAGCTATTTCACAATACGAAAATGGTATTGTTATGCCAAGAGGTGATATCATTATAGATATGGCCGAATCCTTAAATATGCCTTTATCATATTTTTCAATGGAGGAAAGTAATAATATTAAAACTCCTATTTTTTTCCGCAGCCGGAAAACCTCTCGTAAAAAGACTCGTGAAAAATACACAGTATATATACATTGGGTTATTGATATATATACATACATCAATAATCTTTTGACTCTTCCTAAAGTAAACGTTCTGCGAAAATGTCAAGAATATTACTCTCTAGATGAAATAATAATTATTGCCAATGAATTAAGAAAACACTGGGGCCTAGGCAATGGCCCTATTAGCAATTTAACGCTTTTGTTAGAAAACAATGGTTTTATAATTGCTAAGACACCATTAAAAGCTGATAAAGTAGATGCTTGTTCCCTGTACTTTACAAACATAGACTCTAACAAAAATAGGCCTATGATTTTCTTAACCTCCAGCACTTCAGCTGTACGCTCAAGGCGAGATTTAGCGCATGAACTTGGGCATCAAGTTTTGCATTCATGGATGGACAAAGAAACATTTGATGCCAACCAAGCAAATATTGAAGCTGAAGCAGATTTATTTGCCAGTTGCTTTTTAATGCCTCCTGATGCAATGGAGCGAGAGTCCTTTTCCGTCACTTCAACTGATTCTCTTCTCTATCTGAAACGTAGGTGGGGAACATCTGCACAATCTATACTTTATCATATGTATACATTAGGTATATTAAAAGATTCGTTATTCGAGAACCTTAAATCTAATATTTATAATAGAAGATGGCGGAACAGTGAACCTTATGATAATGAAATAAAGCAAGAATTCCCCGAACTCATTAAAGATGCTATAAAGCTCTTAGTCAAAGCCGATATTCGTAAGCCAGCACAAATTTCAGATGAGCTTTCATTTCCTACAAAAGATTTAGCAGAGCTATGTGGACTGTCAGAAACTTTTTTCATTGACAACAAACCAACAAGGCCTATGCTTAGATTAATAAAATAGTCAAAATACAGCCACTAGGTTAATACCAGCGGCTGTATTTTTACGCATAGCTTACCCTCCTCTGCTGGTTCTGCAAGTCCTGCAGCATCTTCTTAAACTTTGCCATCTCCAACTCCAACACCTCGCGGATTTTACCTTCGTCGCCACCGCCTTGAATTGTAATGTTTGGTGCAAACGTAGCAGTAATATTGGCACCACCGCCCAACGGATTGCCCATAATGCGGTTTGTTTCCGCCAGCAGGCCGATGTTCCGCGCATTAGGAGTATGTGGGATAGCGGACTCGCCACTGTCCTCAGCAAAGGTTGTCAGAAAGGCGCCCTTGCCATAGATGCCGCCGGAAGCGTTGTGTGCAACGTCACTACCACTGCTTCCTTGTGCAGTTATATTGACCTTGCCGAAGATTGGCTTAGAGATAAAATCGCTGATGGCCTGCCATTTTTCCTGTACCCAAGAGAATGCATCAGAAAACTTGTCTTTTATACCATTAACAAACTGCTGTATTGCTAAAGAAGGATTGTCCCACAATGTTATAAACCACTGCTTGACGATGTCCCAGTTGGCAATAAGCGCAGTTCCAGCAGCAATCGCCCAGCCGATTGGACCTGTAATAAACATAATCGTTCTAGCTGTCGGACAGTCCCAAAGGTTGACAAAAAACTGTTTTATTTTATCCCAATCTTTGTAAATAATATATCCTGCCGCTGCAAAAGCTCCAGCTATTACTAGAATTGGACAACCCCATAGAGATGCATTCAAAAGCCATTGAGCACCAGCAGCCAACTTGGTAGAAAACGCCATAGCTTTTGCATGTATATTATAAAGAATAGTAGAATTTTTCGCTGATTTAGTAATTAGTTCATACCCAGCAATAGCAGCTTTAGCCGTATTAAAAGCAGCAGTAGCAAGGCTAACTGTAATGTACATTCCACCCAATCCTAATCCTAAAGCTATAACCCCTCCTGTTAATCCAGGATATTTTTCAGTAACATCTCCTATAGTTGTCGCAAATTTACCTAAATATTCACTTCCCATAGCTATCACCGGTAATAAACCTGACGTCATTTGGATTTGCACTTTATCTATACGATTTTTCATAAGTTGCATACTATTTGCAGTAGTTTGGCTTCTTGCAGAAAACTCTTGTTCCATACTATCAGCATACTTTGAACTGTCGCCTACTTTAGCAAAATTAGACTCTAGCCCACTAAGGTTTGAAAGCAAAGGTCCAATTGCACTAAGACTTTCCTTACCAAACAGGTCAGCCATTACTGCCGTTCTTTTTTCTGGTGCTAATTGCTCGATAGCCTTTAATACAGTTAATATTGCCCCTTTAGCATCATTTTGCATAGCGGAGGCCATATCAGTAGCATTTAATCCAATTTGTGCAAAAGCTTCAGCTTGCGACTTGGTAGCGCTTTCTCCACTAACCATAGCTAAAATCAAATTCTTAATACCAGTTGCAGCAACCTCGCTTTGGATACCTGAGCCAACCATACTTGCACCTAAAGCAGCTATTTCGCTTGATGCTACACCACCAATACTTCCTAATGGACCAATACGAGTAACTACATCAGATATTAATGGAGCAGACGCAGCTGTCGTATTACCTAAATAGTTAATCTTATCAGCCAGAGTAATAACCTCGTCCTGATTCATTTTAAAAGCTGTACGCCATTTGGCCATCATATCACCGGCCTGCTCAGCAGTAATATCAAAGGCTACGCCCATTTTAGCAGCAGCTTCAGCAAACTTTAATAAGTCTTCTCGAGCTATTCCTGCCTGTCCACCAGCTGCAACTATATTAGCAAGTCCATCAACAGCCATTGGAATTCTTGTTGATAGTTCCAACACATCTTTACTCATTTGTTTGAACTGTTGCGGAGTTTTAAAATCAACAACCTTTTTTACGTCAGCCATAGAACTTTCAAAGGCTATTGCTTTATCTGATATTTGAACTAACGAATTTATCCATATTTTAGCTAAATCAAAATGTGCCCAAGATTGAATGGAACTGGTTGCCAACTTAGCATATTTTTCTTGTAATGCCGGAAGTTTTTGAAACTTGCCCAATAATCTTTCATATGCATTGGCAGCCGATTCTGCTGAAAGTATACCTTGTTTTTGAGCTTTGTATACACCCTTCCAAGCTGCTTGATAATTCTTTAATTCTTGTTTTGTATTAGATATATTTCTTTGAGCCTGCTGAAACGATGTAGAAAAATGATATGTACCCTCTTTACTGGAC